TCAATAGTCATTCCAGTTTGATAAGAATGGGCTTTGGCATCATGCGGCAACCAAATCGTATCAATCATGTAACCATAGGATTGAATCTTGGCCAACCAATAACTTATGGTCTGCTGGTTATCTTCTTCGTAACGTATCAACCTGGTTTCAGTTGGAAACAGTTGCACATACCAAATTGCAGTATGGTCATTGAACCCAAGGTCGAACACAATGTGAACCCCTTTCATTGCATCGTATGGAACATTGCATATACGGCCTTGTAATTCAGCCATAGTGACTTCTTTAGCAAAGATGGCACCATTAATCGTCTGACGTGGAATTCCTTCCCAAACGTTGTTATACGCTTCTATATCACGTGCTTGCAGTTGTCTGCGTTCTATGTCCAATACTTCAGGAAAATAAGGGTTATCACTCCAATTAAGTTTGGTGACTACGGCATTTTCCGGTGGATTTAATACAAAACGCTTATAAGTTTCATCTGTTGGCAGTTCAGGGTTAAAGCTTACCCATATTTCACTACCTTCTTTTCTTATCGTTGGGGCCAAAATTTCCCAAGAATGGGAAGTAACGTTATTTGCTTCCTCTACCCAGCAAATGTCTATTCCTTCAATAGATTTTAGGCCGTTAATGTTGTTTTTAATGCCAGCAAAGATAAATTCTGAACCATTGATACCACGAATAGTATTTTGGGTGATTTCATAATGGGCTTCTAATCCCATAGCATAGATTTGGTCGCTTAATAGCTTATGTACCGAATCCTTAATACTGGTTTGGAACTCACGGGCGCATAGTACGCGAATAGGCGCTTTAATACCCTTGATTAACAGGGCGCGAGAAATTCCCCAAGATTTTGAGCCGCCGCGCCCACCGTACAAAATTCTGTATCGAATTTGCTTAGGTTCAAATAAACACTTTAGTTTGGCCGGAAACCGTTCCCTGGCGATAGCATCTTTAATCTGTTGTGACGGTTCCATCAGGGTCCACAAAAGTTATCTGAACGCCAGTTTTAAGTTCTGCACCATTTGGACCGGTGACTTCTTGCGTTGCAATAGCCTTTCCATCAACACGGTCCATTACTTCCTTTACTGCCCATGCTTCACCTGATTCTGCAAGTGAAATAAGCTTTTTAACGATATTGGCTAACTTGGTTGGGTCTTGAATCAAATCCATGCGAATACGGTCATAAAAGAGTTTGCCCTTCTTAGCATTTTGATTGCCAATTTGACCCCCTCTTGAATTATTCGTATCGATTTCCATGTCCATGATTGTAAAGCCTTCTTTAGTTATGCTTGTGGTGGTTCTGCTGGTGCGCTACCGTCAGTTGCTACTGGTGTTTCAGTAGTAGTTTGTGCTGGTGCTTCTACTGGAGTATCTGCTACTTTTTCAATGCTTTGTGCAATATGGCTATCAACCATTGCTTTCGCGCCCAGGTGCAGTTTGTTATGGATTTCTAGGGCCACTTCAATAGGAAGCTTACGCAATCCCTGAAGGATTACTTCCATTTCTTGTACTGAATGGTCAAATGTTAGTTTTAAGTCGTTTAAATTCATTTTTTCTTACCTTTCTTTTTTTCTGTTTCACGTTGTACGGCATATCCAATCGCTTCAGCTTGCTTGGGTGGCTTGCCGGCGCGAATTTCCTTGGCTATGTTTTCTGAACGTGTCTTGTTGCTAGTACCTTTTTTCAATGGCATATCTTTTTCCTTTCGGGTGGTTGCTTTACGTACTTGTGGGCGCTTTTTAGGTGTTTCAAGTGGAAAATCAATTACTTTTGTATCTTCCGCATACTTTTCAGCTTCGGATTTAAACCAGTTCAGTATTTTTTTCAGCATAATCTTCTTCCGTTAAGAAACATACGTCTTGCCAGGACATAATAAGATAACGTTCATCGTTAGTAAAGTATTCTTGAAATTTAAGGTATTCATCTTGGGCGTTTTTACTCATGGTTCCAAATCGAACATGGTCGCCAACATTAACTGGCATGGCTTCACGGCGGCCATTAGGTAGCTTTTTGCCTGGTCCTACGGCTACTACAACGCCCATATTGTCTGCTTCTTTGTTTTCAACAATGATTACAGAACTCAAAATGCGTTTATCAGGGCGTACAACTATTTTCTCACCCATCGGTTTTAATATAAAATCTACATTAGCCATATCAACTCCTTAATAGTTGGTTGGTTAGAAAGGCCCTAGTTTACCTTCACGTGCTAGGGTTTTTCGCTTTAATCTGCGTAATAATTTGGGTCTGTTGGTGCTTGACTGCCTGAACCAGCGGTAAATGAAATGTCTTTGCCGCTTTGCATTGGCTTGTCACTCCACGGCGTTGCTTTAGCCTTTTGGACTTGCATTGCCCGTTGTGCATCTTTAACGTATGCGCTGGTCTTTAATAAGTCCCCCAAACTAGTTTGATTACTAGATGAGGGATTTAGATTGGCAGTAAACCCAGCCATAATTACATATCGTCTTGGTCGTGGCCGGCGCGCTTATGGTCATAGCATACGGATTCACCGGTATTACCATGATTAAACTCACCTAAACGGCCATCGTGTTTGCCCATGTGCATTTCACGACCGCCCATTCCATCTTCCATACCAAGAGCAACGCCACCAGCAAATGATTTTGCATGACGTTCGCCAGTTGTATCGCTTGATGTTGCGCCTTTAGGAATCTTTTCACCAGTAGCACCAGGCATAAATTTTGTAGAATTTACGCCAGTTTCACGTGGTTCACGTTTTTCGCCTGTACGGTCGCTTGATTTAACACCTTTTGGAAAGCGTTCGCCGCTTTCACCTTTCATACCATAACCCATAATATTTTCCTTTTTGCAAAAAGAACTAGAAAAGCCTAGTTTCTTTATTTTCCTTTAATTATTATTTTTGTCAATGTCTTTGCGAATTTCTTCAGGCAAAGCCATGTGATGTTCATAACCAAAGTTTTCAGGCAATCCTTCCGGATAAGCAAATCCAAGATAATTTTCTAACGTTGCTGGAATTCCGTGCTTCTTCATTGATTCAAGCACGTAATCGTGTTCATTGCTTCCATTCAGGTTCATTTATTCCTCCAGCTTTTTCAAATACTTGTTTTCTAGCTTCATCAGCGGATATATTGCCTTTTTTATGGTTTAACCATATTTTATCAATTTCTTCGGCATTTTTGGCATTTTTAAATGTATCAGGGAATAAACCGCGAATTGCTTCCCATGTAATAGATTGCATTTCTCTAGGCAATACGCCACGTTCTTTTGCGGCACGTTGATAAGCTTCGTGATACAACGGATAAGTGCCTTGTGAACCAGTAAATGCGCTATTTTTAGGGCCAACTTCACCCAATACATTACTACCAAAATTGTGTGCTACTTCCCTTGATGCGCCGGACAATGGGCGTAACAATCCAGCGGCTACTGCATGAGTGTCAATGGTTGTATGACCATGTGGGTTTTCAGGGTCATAAATGTTCATGTAAAAATTACGAACTTTATGTTGGTCACCTAAATTTTTACTAATGTTTTCTTTAGTTGGGTTTTCATAAATGTTTACGCCTTTAGCAATTTCATTTAATGAACCCCAACCAGTTTTGTATGGCTCACCTTTTCCGGTCAATCTAACGCCCGAATAATCGCCTTCAGGGGTCACAATAAAATGTTCTCTAGGATTATGTGCCTGGTCATGGGTTCTAATCCACATAGCTTTTTCTACTGGGTCTGACAACTCACCCAATGTTTTGCCTTCAATTGCTTTAACCATTGGCGCATATTGCGGTTTATTCCATATTTCTTTAGCAATATTAGACATTTCAGGCGACCAGGATGTTCCTTGATGGTTTTTCATGGCGCTAATTAAACGTTCACCTAAAGATACGTTCATAAACCAATCTTTTTGTGGTGATAAAACGGCCAATACTCCTGAAGCCGCTTGGTCAGGAACCCCATATTCTTTACCGAACTTGTCCACAATGTTTCGGGCGCCGTTATACCAAAGTTTGCTACGTTCTCTAGTGTCTGCCGGCACCGCATCATGTAAATAAAGCAAGTTGTCTTTTACATGATTAATAAACTTTTCTGCATTTACATCTACGTTTTTAGACTTTAATCCAATATTTGGATAGTCTTTTAGCAATTCAACGTTGTGTTTGAAAGCTTCAGGTTCTTTTTTAGCCGCTTCGTAATTAGAAAATAAATGTTCTGTAATTGGGTTTTCTGTTGCTTTAACGGCAGTTGGAACTCTAGTGCTAACTGCGTGTTCTGCGGCAGTTACCGGCTTAATACTTAATCCAACCGGTAAACCTTTAGTCATTTCTGCAGTTTTTCCTAATGCTGGTGCGGCCATAGCGGCCACATCAAAAGTAGGTTCAAAACGTCCTGATTTCCATATATCAGCACGGTTTCCACCGGTTTTGACTACATCGGATGGGTTTCTTACTGGGTAATCGCCTTGGCCCCATCGCTGAACTTCTTCCGGCGCTTGGCCTAATAAAAAGTCGCCTAATTGAGTTCCACCAATTAATGGAATTTGGTCTTTTACGTAATATTGATTGGCGTATGTTTTAGCGGCATTGAGTAATTCCCCAATTTTTGCAACGTTGGGATTAACGGTTGGTATTGGACCAGCCGTGCCTAGTTCGTAATCATCAGCCATGATTAATTTTATATGACTTCAATCATTACATCAACGCCGCCACCCTTACGAATTTCACCGCGATTAATCATAAGTACATCAATCTGTCCGTCATTGTCATAAACGCCGGCATCTTCTAAACCGTCTAAAACCGCTTTTAAGCGATTATCTAGGTCTGTTACTACCTTTGACCGTGGATATAAAAATAATGTCACTTCAAGCCGTTTGGTGCCAAATTTGGGTATGTTTTGCGCTACGACACATTCTGCCACCGCAGTTTTAAATTCGCGCCCAGCTTTGCTTAATACTGTATGGCCACGAAAGTTTCGCCAGTAGGTATTAACACTAGGCGGGTATGGCAGTTTAATTATCGTCATTTAGCAATTCTTTGACTTTTTCGTGTAAATCTTCTTCACTCCAGCCCCAGTATTTTTGAAAACCTTTGTGTCCAAGGGAATGAACGCTGGTATTTCCAAGACGGTGGTGCCACATACACAAGGGTATAGTGTTGGCGGTTTTCCTAGGCTGACCATATCGGCGTATATGATGGATTTCCACGGCCGTGTCGGTGTCAGTAATTCCATTTTGCCGGCACAATATGCACCCCAATCTTGCCAATCTAGCATAGTGTTGTTTTTCTTCTCTAGTCATCTAACCAATGTTTTACAGGGGTTGGTTCAACTGCCATTTGAACATAATCCTGTATTAAATCAGATTGCGGCACAAAATAAGCAAATCTATTGGTTTTTTGTGGGTCTGACCAATACTTTGGTTGTTTTGCTTGGTGGCCATACATATATCCATGAATGACATATTTACCCAATAAACCAGTAATCAAATAAAAACGGCGGTTATCATCATCTGTGGGATGAACAATTAATTTGCCGTATGCTAATGGTGTTTGTCTTACGTCATGGGGGCCTACGTCCGTTGCTCCAGGCAATCCTTTTGACCAAAATATGCCAAGGTGTTTAGCCAGCGCACATTCGCCCATAGCGCCTTCAATAGACATTTGCCATGCTTCGGTATCTTTAGCGCCATAACGGTGTTTAGAACCTTTTTGAATACATTGCACAGTACGCTGGGTTCCCACCAGCGCGGCCATCTGTATTTCTGCTGGTGTTAATTCAACCAAGATGGACATTAGCCAAATCCTTTGCAATCAATTCTAGGTCATGCGCTACATCAGTAATATCTAACGATATTTGATAAGCTTTATCGTATTGGCCCTTTAATGTGGCTTCATGAAAATTTTTAATTAATTTTAATAACGCTAAATATGGTGTTGAATAATCGTTCATTTCTCTTGTGCCTTTCTTAGTATTGCTCTAGCAAAATCAATAGCAGAACTTCTAGCAGACGCAACTCCAAGCATATTTTCGTACACTTTAATTATTTCCTCATCTGTTAGGTCTTTGCTGGGATAACTAACATACTCACCAGCCATATGACTAGCGGTTCTGTCAAAGGATTCATCTGCTGGATGGGTGTAGAGTGGAATAGAACTTTCATCAATTTTTGACCAAACCAAATCTTCTTCATATAAACCATTTGGAAAATATATTTTGTGCATCCAAGCTACTGGTTC